CGCTCGCTCCGATAGTGGTCAGGTGGGCTCGCGATCATATGAAGATCGAGCTCTTGGATTGGCAGGTTCATTCACTTCATGGGCTTCTAGAGCTAGGCGCTGACGGCGACATTGTGAACCGTTCCGGTTATGTCTCCGTGGCTAGACAAAATGGGAAGACCGTATTGGGTCAGGCTCTTCTAGGGACTTGGTTGACCGAGTTCGCTCGGCTCCGGGGTAAGCCTCAAACGGTAGTGAATACAGCTGACGAGCTTTCTCTTGCTTGCCAACAATTTGAACGTGTGGCTCCCATTCTGAAAGAGAGCTTTGGCTTTGAACTCAAGTGGGGCTATGGCCGCATGGAAGCGAAAGGCGCTGACGGTTCTCGTTGGTATGTCAAAGCCGCCACCCCAACCGCCGGCCACGGCTTGAGCGTTGACTTTCTTTGGGCTGACGAAATTTGGGCAATCTCTGACGAGGTTCTCGCTCAAGGATTCCGGCCAACTATGAAAGCCCGAAACAAGATGACAGCTGGCGGCTCGCCGCTAATGCTCATGACTTCCACCGCCGGAACCGAAGGCTCAACAGCTCAACTCCGATACCGGGAACAAGGCTTGAAGCTGATTGACGAAGGCCGAGCCAATAAGTTTTACTTCGCCGAATGGAGCGTTCCCGAAGGCGTGGACTACATGAGCGATATTTCTTGGTGGGCGTGGGCGAATCCTTCGCTTGGGACTCTGCTACAGCTTGAAGATATGTTGGCGGACGCTGACCACCCCGACCGAATTTCTTTTCTTCGTGGTTCTCTGAATCTTTTCGTGGCAGCTGACCAAGCTTGGCTTCAGCCGGGCGAATGGGATAAATGCTTGACTACTGACGAGTTTCCTAGTAATAGCCGAATTTTGGCCGTTGACTCAGCAATTGACGAGTCACGCTATTTGGGGGTTATGGCTGCCGTTGATGATCGAGGAGTTGTTCACGTTAGAACGGCGTTCAATGTCGCCACGCTCCGAGAGTGTGAAGAACAAATTTCCGAGCTCTTAGAAGACGGAACAACTCGGCTCGCGATCACCCCGACACTTGAAGCCCATGTGCCGCCACACTTAGAAAAGCGGAAAACAATCGTTGGCTATGGGGAACTACTCAAGTGGACAAGCTTGACAAAGAACCTCATTGTAGAAGGCCGCTTGGCTCATGCCGGCGAAGAACAATTGACTTCCCACATGAACCGAGCTGTCGCCGTTCGCCAGCAACATTCGGTAGCTCTCAGCTCAAAGCGATCTCCGGGCAGCATTGAGCTCGCTCGTCTTGTTGTCTTTTGTGCTGGCATAGCTTCACGGCCACGGCTCGCCGGCAAGGCCGCTATGGGAATTTCTCGGTAATACTTGCTTTCTTTTGTAAACATTGAGAACCTTCGGGCGAATGGGTATTTTCTCTCGGAAAATTACAGCGCCAGCTATTGGCTCTGAATTGAAGGCGGCGGCCGGTGGCTCACCGGTTGGACAGTTCTATTCGTACTCGGTTGGGTACGGAGAAGAAGTCGCTCTTTCTGTCCCCACAATTTCCCGAGCTCGCGATCTTATTGCTTCAATGATTGGCGCTCTCTCCATGAAGCACTACACGCTTCAATGGACGGGCGAGCGATACGAGAAAATTTATCTTCCCCACGAGCCTTGGATTGACCAGCCTGACCCGGAAGTTACCCGAAATTTTTTCTATTCAAATATCTTTAGTGACCTCTTCTTTTATGGTAGAGCCTTCGCCGCGATCACACGCCGCCGAGCTGATGACGGACGGCCAGCTGCTTTCACTTGGCTCCCGGCCGCTGATATTTCCACGCCTGACCAAGCCGGGCCACAATGGTTCGGTAAGTCAAAATCCATTCAATTCAACGGCTACCCATTGGAGCCGAGTGATGTCGTACAAATTTTGTCGCCCGTCAATGGCCTCTTATTTCAAGGCGCTCGGGCTGTAACCATTTCTTCCCATCTCGATCAATGGGCAGACCGACAAGCAACTTCGGAACAAGTCCCCGGCTATCTTCAGCAACGTGGCGGCGAAACAATGTCCGGAGAAGAACTCTCAGAGCTTGCTCAAGCATGGGCAACACTCCGAAAAAGTAGTGACGGCGCTATCGGTGCTTTGAATGACTATGTTGAATTTGTTGAATACAAAAATTCTCCGTTTGAAATTCTTTCCAAACAGCGTGAATACCAAAGCCTTGAACTCTCACGAGTCGCCAATATCCCGGCTTATCTCGTTGGAATCCCAACGGGCGGAATGACATACCAAAACGCTCAACAAGCTCGCCAAGACTTGTATCTCTTCGGAGCAAAGCCATTCATTGACGCCATTGAACAAACTTTTTCAATGAACCAAATTCTCCCCCGGAATCGTTTCGTGGAATTTGATATTTCGGCCTATCTCAATGAAGCTTCAATAGCTCCCGAAATAATGGTGGAGCCCCGAGTTGAAGACTCTCCCGACATGGAAGAAGAAAATTCATGAAACTAACTTTCCAAGCTGTTCCGGTCACGCTTGACGCTGCCGCCGGCGAAGAAGCTCCGAGAACAATCACCGGTATTGCTGTCCCTTGGGATTCTGTCGCGATCGTGAGCTCGGGGGAAAAAGTTCTTGTACGAAGGGGAGCTTTTGACTTGTCTTCTAAGCCAAAGCTTTTAGAAGGCCATGACATGACTCAGCTTCGGGGCGTTGTCAATGAGCTTGTGGATTCTGACGAGGGGCTCTTGTTTCAAGCGACTTTCGCCAAGACCCGAGCAGCTGATGACGCCGTTGAGTTGGTGAAGGCTTCCGCCTATGACTCGGTTAGTGCCGGGTTCACTCCAACCAAATACAAGTACGACAAGAAAGGCGTCCTCGTTGTTGAGGCTGCTGAGATACACGAGGTATCGCTTGTCGCTATGCCAGCTTGGAAGCAAGCTGTTATTACAGAAATCGCCGCTTCTTCACCCGAAGAAGGCGAAGAAGAAGCCACTACAGAAAATACCGAGGAAGGTAATACCGTGGAAAACAATGAAGTAGTTGAGGCTCAGGCCGAAACAATCCCAACCAATCCAATTCTTTTCGCTCAGGCGAAGCGTGAATTCAAACTCCCAACTCCGTCCGAATACATTTCAACAATGTTGAAGGGTGGCTCAGATTGGGCTCAGATGAGCTCTCGTATTCAGGCCGGAGCGCCTGATGTTTTGACGAGTGACCTTGACGGAATCCTTCCGGTTCCCATTGTTCAGCCTGTCTACAACTCGCTCATTGGCCGTAGAAATGTGATCGACGCCATCGGGGCTCGCCAAATGCCCCAAGGCGGCAAGGTATTTATCCGCCCAAGCGTCACCACTCACACTTCTATTGCTGCTGTTACAGAAAACAACAACAACATTCAGAGCGGCACGTTTGTTATTACTGACAACCAAGTAACCAAGGGACAGTACGGCGGCTATGTAGAAGTGAGCCAATTCTCACTTGATGTCACTCAGCCGGAAGTTGTTTCGTTGTTGCTTGACGATATGGCTCGTGTCTATGCGAAGCAGACGGAAACAGTTGTTGAAGCAGCTTTGGAAGCTGGCATTACAACCACCCAAGCGGCTTTTGATGTGACAAGCCCTGAAGCATGGGCGGACTTCGTCTATGACTGCTCGGCCACAATCTTGAACGCTTCAAGTCACTTGCCGACTCATATGTTCGTTAGCCCTTCATATTGGTCAGCTCTTGGAAAATTGACGGACGACAGCGGCCGTCCGCTCTTCTACGCTGATCGAGCACTCAACCCAATGAACGCATATGGCCAGCTGTCTCCGGGAAGCCTCTTTGGAACCGCTTTCGGCTTGTCCGTTGTTGTCACCCCATACAACTCCGACTTCTTGGGAATTGGTAACGCTGACGGCTTTGAAATTTTTGAAGACCTTCGTGGAAGTCTCCAAGTGACAGTTCCGAATCAGCTCTCTCGTACAATCGCTTGGTATGGCTACCTAGCGACCCTGATGATTGACCCTGCCAAGTTCGTCAAAATCGCCTAAGACGCCGTTGACTAGTCGGGGAGAGTGATGACAGCACCAACATTTCCAATATCGCTCACTAAAGAGCTGACGAATGTTGTCGCTACTTCAGGCACATGGACAGTCACTCTCTCCGACATTGACGGAATCATTCCCGGAATGAAATTCACAATTGGCGGCTTTACTACCGCTAGTTGGAATACGACCGACACCGTTGACGCGATCAACGCCACGAACAAAACAGTTACATATGCTCACGGCAATTTCACGGTGACTTCCCAAGAAGCTTGGGCATTGTTTGAGCTTGCTTGTACTTGGATATCACTAGAAGACTTGGAAGCCGCTCTCGGCTACGAGTTTGACGCCGGCGATACAGCTTGGGCGGAAGCTCAAGTTTCAGCGGCTAACAATTGGGCTTACAGAATGAGGCAATCTTCAGGCTATGAAGACCACCCCAATTTTTCGCCTAATCCGGCAGCGAAGCAAGGCGTCATTCTTTACGCTTCCCAACTTGTGAAGCAACGTGGAGCCGTTGACGGATACGCCAGCTTTGAAGCTCAAGGCTTTGGCGTAGCTCCGGGACAGTCTTACGCTCAAATTCTTCAGCTTCTCGGCTGTAAGAAGCCTCAGGTTGGCTAATGGCTACCGGCTTTCTCCAAGACGCTATTGACAAATGCGCTACCGCTTTGACAACGGCCGGAATCACTTGGGCATATGACCCCGGTCAGGCTCGCCCTAAATGCGTGATGATCGAGCTCCCCGACTTCACCGTTTTTGCTCGTGATGTTGCCGATATTCGGATTCGTCTTCGTGTATGCGGAGCTCCCCCGGGCAACAAAGCAAATAACGATTACATACTCTCAACGGTTGAGGAAATTTTAGATTCCCCAATCGTCATAGAAAGCGGCGCTCCGAGTACCGCTGAATATGGGAACCAACAACTTCCGACCTATGACCTAATAGCTCGGATAGGAACAAACAGATAGGACACTCATGGCAACTTCCACATTTCTCAGTAATGCGACTTGCAATATCACCCAAGGGGCTACCACTTGGGATATTTCAGACCAACTCTCTAGCTTGACCCTCACCGTAGGAAACGAGCCTCTTGAGACAACAGCTTTTTCAAGTTCCGGCGCTCCAACCGGCCGTAGCTATGTGGCCGGCCTTCAATCCGTTGAAGTGTCGCTCACTATGTACCTTTCATACGGAGCAACGGCTACCCCCGATACTGAAGTTGAAACGGTTCTCGCTGCTTGTGTAGGCAAGTCTTCAACGCTCGTTATCTCGCCAAGCGGAACAACCGAGTCGGCTTCCAATCCCGAGTACACAATTACCGGCGCTTACCTTGAGAGCTTTACGCCAATCAACTCAGCTATTGGCGAGCTCGCTACGGTTGAAGTGACATTCACGGGCGGCACGTTCGCCCGAGACATTACCTGAGACAAATAAGGGGACACAATGAAACTCAAATTAGAAGTGACACAGACAGACGGAAACAAGTTTGAAGTCTCTACGAATCTTTTCGTAATTGTCGCATGGGAGCGAAAGTTCAAGCGTAAAAGCGCCG